ATCGACGAACTTTAGTCTGTATCGCTGCGAGTGTCGTATCTGCCATTGAATTAACTCCCTTATTTTAATAGTAACTTCATCCGCATCCTACATAACTATGTCCCTGCAGGGAAGTACTAATTTCTAAGGATATGGAAGTACGTTTTGAGTAGCTTCAGTTAAAGTTGTATTTACCTCTCCTACAGGAATAACTTGTGGAGGCGTTCCTAAGAATCCAGGCTGATATGATGGGATTACCAGAGGATCAAAATTAGTTGAATCTATGGCAACAGAAAACGACGTTGTATCAATAACCGTAATGGGACCATAAAAGCCATTGAGTTGTTGCATTCCCCATCCCTGCGGGATAAAAAGTCTCACTATTAATCCTGTACCAAACTGATTAACTCCAGGATTTTGGCCATCAAACGTAGTTACGATGGTAGTGGTTTGTCCATTGGGAGTTATGGACAAGATATTGCGCATCGCCCGTTGAAAAGTCGGAAACTGAAGACCGAAATAACGTGGATCTGTTGCCATAGTTAATCCTTATGTGTGCATTTTGCTAAGTCGACTTATATTTTTGCACAAGTTAAGGTGTAGTAGTTACTTCAATAAGGTTAGTTTGTGCCATATCACCATCGTCTTCCATATATTCAAGATTATGGAATGCAAAACGATGAACTTTGCGAGATGCTTGATATTGTTGTTTTTGAAGGCGTCCATCACTAGCAACACCAACTCTTAAAGGAGTATCTCCCGCAACGTTATTACCACCAAGAGCAGCATTATTAAGGTGATGATACTCACGATAGAAACAATTAGTATTCAAATGACGCACAACACCACGAGGCAATTGATAGCGCTCACCATCATGTAGCTCATAAAATTCATAGGGATCGCCAGCATATGCTTTATAGCTAAATACCAAGGCTCCTTTGCTGCCTCCTGTTGCACGATTTTCTAGATTCTGGAATACACCAGTTACCAATTCATTATCTTTGTCTCTAAGGCTTTTTACATGCGCCTTGAGTTGATCACGAGTCATTTTTTTTAAGGGAGACTCAGCAATAATTGGCTTTGCATTAAATTTAGCTGATTTTACGTTCATTTCTTTGCTCATTTTAACTCCTGAAAAGAGGAGAGGAGCTTCCCCCTCTCCCTATATGATTACTTATTAATCAACATTAAATGATTTACCAGCAACCCACATGATTTCATCATCTGCAACACCAGCAGGAGAATCAGCTCCAGCTTGAAGTTGAATTCCAATGAATCCACGGTTTTCTGTTGAATCACCCAAAATGTCGTTACCAGTACTCAATGCTTCTGCAGTATTTTCACCTACAGGAACAACCTGAGCAGGAGTAAATGCTCCAGCAGCTGTTACCGGGAAGGCGAATGCAGTAAATCCAGTTGTGTCAACATCAATAGTAATGGTATTTGTTACACCATCGGCGTCAGCTTGATCAATCGCCACAATAGTAGCTTCAACGCCATTAAGCTGAGTCATACCAAACTCTACAGCATTAACAGCAGGAATGATAAATCTTACGCTTTGACCAACAGTAAATTGGTGGTCAACAGAAAGTGTAACAATAGCTTGAGCAGCCTGAGATATCTTGGTAATGGTTCTGACGCGTGGATAGAAATAAGGATTAAATGGTATAACACGGAATGTACCAGCTCCTGGGTTAGCATTGGCTATTTGAGCCATATACGCTAAATCAAAACTTGTTCCACCCACAATGTTATTAATAGTGAAATCAAGACCGCCAAGCTGTAAAGCTCCGACAGTATGAAATATTCTCACTACATCACCAGTAACCAATGAACCAGTATTAATGGTTTCAACAACAGGAGGATTACCGTTGGTAATACCTGTCAATGCTAAAGATGGTCCAGGGATGTTAATAGTATTATTAACAAGGAAGAATCCTGCGTTAGCAGCTATTTCACCAACTTGAAGAGCGTTAGTACCAGCTGTTTTTGTATAAATGGTTCCACGACCATTATCCATGCCACGTTGCCAATAGAATTCAGCGCCTGTATCGGCACCGGCTGCATATGAAACGGTAAGGTTTTTTACCCAGATCCAGTCAAGATTAGTAGGAATCTGTAGTATTTCTGGCTCACCGCTTGATATGAAACTTCCTTGATTAGTTCCTGTAAAAACAACACTCATTGTATTCCTCCTTATGATAACGTACAACGCATGTTAGTAATCCAGAGATCATTCAAGATTCTTGGTACTTCTGCGAATACATAACCGATTGTAACGTTTTGGAATAAAGGATCTGAGAAAACTGGCGGTCTGTATAAGAACCGAGCAGAGTAGTTATCTTGTTCTACGCAAGCCAAGCTTTCCATACCTTGAACGAATACGTTATAAACGTCGTTACCTAAAAGAGAAGCATTCGGAGATATAGAAGCAACAGATGAAACCATGAATCGAACGTTATTAATTGCTCCCCACTCAGAACGAAGAACTCTATTTTGGTTAGGGTAGTTCCACTTAGAGATAAACTCTGCAAGATTGTTTATATCAGGTGTTAAGTTTGTATGTGCTAAAGCCAGATATGCATCACGAGTAGGTCCTGTACCGAACTTGTCTTCACCGCCAATAGAATCAAGAATCATCCAGGCATCATTCGTTAACAATGCTGATGTTACTTCATCTATATCAGAGATGCTCAAGTTAGTAGGAACGTCACCGTTTGTACCGCCTGTGCAGTTAAACATAGATGCGGTACCAGCTAACATATCACGGGTAATTTGATCTTCGGTCATACGAAGACTAAGTCCCAAGAGTTCCGCAGTTTCATTAAGAACAGGGTCTTGGTTTTGCAAGGTAACTTGCTGGTTAATAGCAACATATTGACCATAGAAACTCATTGTGGCATCGATATCGACACGATTTAATGGAACTGCTGGAGGCGTAGCGCCACTAGGCCCTAAAGGCACAGGAGCAGTTGGCAATCTATCATAACGAGCCATTCTTAACGTTCTACCGCCCTTTGCAGGCAAACGTTTGGACATAGCACCCAATTTCATAATCAGGTTAGGTGTTCTGACTGAAAGCAGAACGTCATCAAATGTTTGCTGTACCGGAGCAGGGAGCGTCGTAGGGGTAGTTATCATGAGACGAACTCCTAGAAAACACGGTAATGTATTGATTTTTGGATTGGCGAGATCCGCATACGACCAATAAGCTGGCGAGGCTTGATACGACCATGAGTTGGGCGAGACTCAATACAACCCGTGTGAGGAGCGACGTCACATTACTGCTCACCGGCATTATAATAAAAAAGATGCAGAAATGGCAAATCCCCCGGAAGAAGAGGAAGACCGGGGGATTCAAAGTAAGTAATTTATCGAAGTCTTTTTGCTTCTTCTACTTGTCGTCTTAATTGCTCTTTTCGATCTTCAGTTAATATCCTACGATCATACTCCCCAACTCTTTGCAGTGGATTCTCATTAGCTTGTGGAGATGCAGTTGCTGCGGATCGAGGACGAGACTTATTTTGTTCAAGTCTACGGTCTTGGTCTTCATACGCAGATCGATCTTCAAGAATACCGCTATTCTTGATCATTTCATATGCGGCATAACCTTGATCATAAACATCTTTGTTGGACATGATTGTTTTATACAGTGAAGGCTTTTTAGAGGCAAGTTTTTCTATATTGTCCTTAGTTACGACGTCGTAAAAATCATTGAATTCAGTCTTTAAGCGAAACTCAGCTTGGTCGTTAGCCATTCGTTCACGTTGCTGTTGTAATTCGGCTCGCGTATCTTTGATCTCTTGCTTGAGACTACGAACGTATTTTTTAAAACCTTTTCCTTCAACGTAGGAATCATCGCTAATATCAAAATCATCGTCCTGCGTTTGATTTTGTGGCGCTTGCTGGTGTTTTTGCTGGCTAGCCAAGATTCTTTCATATTCTGCAGCTTTTCTTTCAGCTTCCCATGCGCGATCTCTCATAGCGCGCCAGTTCTGCTCTGCATTGGACTCTTTTTTAGGAGCTTGCGCTTCTTGTTGTGGTTGTGTCTCTTGTACCGGTTCTTGAGCAGTATATTGCTCGCCTATTTCTACATCATTGATCATTAATTCTCCTGGATTTTGATTACTGCATCTACTTTGTCACCATTTTCTCTTTTGACCCATTCTAGCAGTTCTCCCGATTCCATCAAAATAACGTATTTTGCCAAAGATGAACATTCCTTATCTGATAAGTATTTCTGGGTATTACGAATAATGTGATGATATAGGATTTTATCAGGTATGGCCCAAAGGAACTCAAGATTATCGCTTATATGATGATATTTCCATACAGATTGTTTATAGACGGGAGTGGGACATGAATGGCGTGCAAGCACAAACGTTCTAGGCGATTGCCCAATTTTTTCAACTTTCATCAAGAGGACAATGTAAAAATCTTTATTTGCATATTCACTGGTTGCCTTAGCTTTAGCCACTGTATCGAAAATATTTTTAATAACATCCTTTTCCATCTCTCGACGATACTCAATAACATCATCGTCCATGGTTGGATTGGTTGCTATGTGATCTTGGATCGTTTGACCATAGGTCTTTTTCTGTTCTTTCATACTTCTCCTAAAAAACAATCCCCCTGTATAAGAGGGGGAAAATGAGACAGCTAAACCGTAGAATAAGCACTAACGCGATATCTCGTGAGTAATAGTAGTTTTGATGATAAGCGGAGAAGGCTTGTCAATGAATGTCTTCTTGGTAACAAGAGTAGTAGTGGTTTTAGGAGAAGGTTTATTGGAGGCAGCAGGTTGCTTCTGCTGCGCACCAATGAAAGAAGGACAGCAAAAAGACAAAACTACTAGTACATTTTTCATGGTTGACCCTTAAAATAACGTTTTATTTTATTTATTAGTAATAGGAGCCAACTTAGCATTATTTCTTCTTTTTTCTAACACTCGCAGCCCGTTTTTTATTTACGGCTTTTCGTTCTTTTTTTACACTTTTTGCTTTTCTTCGTGCTTCAGAAAGAGCAATGGCAACCGCTTGTTTAGGGTTTGTTACCAATGGGCCCATTTTGCTTCCGCTATGAAGGGCGCCTTCTTCGAACTCGCGCATTACCTTTTTTACTTTTTTTCTTTTTACTTCTTTTATAGGTTTTCTTTTCATACTATCTCCTTAAACAATTATTGCGTGATGTTCACGCTTTTGTTTTCTTTTGCGCAATTCTGGATATTTGGCATACACTTTTCTTTTTATTCCTTCTGGATCAGGTGCATAATGGGCTCTTGCTAAAGCGTTTCTTGCCCTAGCAAGAGTATTGATAGGAAATGAATATTTTGAAGCGCCACCAGAGGCTCCTGCAAAATCTTTAGGGCTTACCGTTTTATATTTACCGGCACTTGATGATCCCTTTTTAGAGCGCATCTTTTCTTCAGCGCCATGAGCTACTTTTACACCCTTGGCAACAGTAACTTTTTTCTTACTTGGTTTCTTTTTATCGCGCGAATGAAGTTTCTTAATAAGCTCCCTGTCTTCACGAGCTTCTTTATGAAAAGTTTTTATATCACCCTTTAGGTGTTTTATAACTTTTTTTATGGGCATTCTTTTCTTTTTCTTCATATTACTCCTGAAAAAGGGGCCTACATAGGCCCCTGCATTTGAGTACTATTGAGCGGCAGACGAGTCTATAAACATCTCTCTGATCATTCTTGGTGAAGGTCTGCGTTGCTTGTCTTGGCGCATATCATTGGGAGTTTTGAGTATCTTGTAGGCTATTTTCATGGCGGCTTTATTAGGCCGTACAGCTCCGGGCATGATTGCTCCTTTGACTATTAATATTTGCCTGGCTTTAATTCTCTGCCAAGATCTTCATAATCATCCTCAAGCTGATGATTAGCAGCGGTAAAGAGACTTTCTACCATACCCATATGATAGTTATGAGCACGAGGCCAATCTCTATCAATAACACGGGAAGGGAGAAGTGCTGCTTGATTCCAATCTTCATGAATCATAGCCCCATCACGAGCCATAAGCATTTTGGATTCTTCGCGACCAGCATATTGCTCACGATCACGCATTCTGTAACCACCATGTACCACGTTTGGCATAGGTGCTTCTTCAGGCATGCCATCTTCTTTAGGATAGCGAGCCATTCTTTTCATCATGGTACCAGTGTACTCACGATGGCCTAAATCCATACGGTAGTCTGAATGACGGTCACGTCCACCGCGATCACTGCGACGATCGCTTTCATGGTATTCTCTTCTATCTTCTCTTCTGCGAGAAGCATGATGACGTCTAGCCATAATAGCTCCTTTATTAGATACTGCGGCATTACCCGCAAGGTTTATCCTCTATCTAATCAGAACCACTCTGAAAGGGTTGAGGTTTCAGCGTCATCATAGGAAATAGATGTCCCTCATGCAACTGGTGAATTAAGCTGTTCTTGACTAAGCGCCTTGAGCGTATTCTTTAAGGCAAGAAGGCGTTCTAATTGTGATATGTCTATATCGTCTATCTCCTTTAAAGCCTTAGCGAAGCTAAGTAGCGCCATTTGCTCATCTTTGAGAGCCTGAGCCTTGCGTTCCTGAGCCAATGCTTGATTCTCTTCAATACGACTGAATCGCTCCATGCCAAGCCCCTGATCTGCGACGGTACGAGCTTGGTAAAGTTTAGAACGTGATTGCTGTTCTTGCATGGCTGATTGTGCTTGTGCTTGTTGAAGCTGAGCCGCTTGTTGTTGTTGTTGCTGCATTTGTTGAAGGATACGAGGTTTGTTTTGTATGGTAGCAGAGTCAATGATAGCTGAATCGGGTACCGGAACTCCCATTTGTTTGAGCTGCATAAGCTGGGCAAATTCCATTTGCTTTTGAGACTCGGTATTAAATCCAAGTTGAACTTGGGCATGATATTTACCAAATGACTTATTGTAGAATAGTGCGGCCGGCTCTTCGCCTTCAAGGAGATTCTTTATTTTTCCAGGAGTATAGTTAGCGCGAACCACATTCATAATAAGGTTTCCAAGAAGATTCTGCGAGTTATCGAGGCGATCAAAAAGTGGCTGAAGCGTTGTAAGTCCTGCTCCCTGCCTTAAAGCGGAAAGAATACCAGCTTTATCATCAAGAGCAGATCCCATAAGTTCTTCGTTAACTCCTGTAACCCCCGGTAGAAGCTTGTCGAAAGTTTCTTGCAGTTGGAAGAAGTAGCTTGGTAAGTTAGGTGGAGCGATAGGCTGCACATCAGCCATTGATGCTTCTTCTTTGAGGGGTATGATACGCCCTTGTCCTGTTTGGAAGAGATGCTTCACATCAATAACAGAATTTTCCTTAAAGATCCAACCTGAATTAACCACAGATTCCGCCGCATCAGCTGAAAGGATTATACGGCGATTAAGGAGTATTTGTGGATCTCTACATGAGCGAGCAATACCTTGAATCCTTGAATAGAAGTATGGCATCATTGAATTATAGAAACCTAAGACAGGGACAAAAGGATATACGTCGATATTAAGATTATTAACACCGTCATAGAATACTTTATCTTGAATCATTATAGCCATGCGAACTGTAGGTATCCGTTGGGTAACAAGCTCAACCTGAGGATAATGAGAGAGGAATGTTTTAACATCAGTTTCATCTTGATTGGTGAGCTCCATGACTTCACCAGTAATCTTATCGACTAAAATTCTTTGTTCACGATATGCGCGGTAATAATATTCGTCATATGCCAAACGATTTTGCTGTGACTGGCCGTATGACTCAGGCATATATTGAAAACGCCCGTCTCGGCCCGTTCCTGTTGGATTTCCCTCAAGGTTCATAATCTCGTCATATTTGTCTGGCATTAAATGAGCAGCTTGCGAGTGAGACAAGTAAGTTCGTCGCCAAACAAAGTTACAATCGGAAAGATCAGGCTTACGGAAATAAGGATCCACAAAGAAGCAAGAATAAGGAAGGTTATCTACTTTGATATCTCCCGATATAGGATCGCTTGAGTAATCCATGTACACCTGAAGAAGATTCATACCAGTAATACATGCCCCTTGATGAAACGCTTCAGAGATTGTGTCATAAACGCCTTCGCGCTTATAGATACCCAATAGAATTTTTGTCCATTGATCGGCAGTTGGTTGATCGCCATTCTCTAAGGGGATAACTATTGATGACTTACGATTGCGCCTTTGGTATCCACTTACGGTATTGAGAAGAGGCCTAACTTTGTTGAAGTACCATGAACCCCGATTATTATTAGGAAGCATCTGGTTAAGATCAGCCATAAGGGCTGTATCACCAGCTTCAAGACGAACATCAAGAGTAGCCTCTGTCCAATAGACCTGCCAGATAGATTGGTTGGCACTATAATCTGAGTCCATTTTTCTCTGAATGTATCCGTAATCTCCGCTGACGCTACTTATAGTTTCGGGGGGGCGTATAAGCATGGTACTTCCTTTTAGTATTAATTTTATCTCAAGTCTAAAATTACAACCTCAGGAATACAAGTATTACGGCAATGCTATATATCTAAATGTTGAACCGGGGTTGCACTTTGTACAAACACATTGCACCGGGATGCCCCGATACTCGCTTATAATAGAATCTTTACAAGATTCAGCAAAGCCAAAGATAAACTCTTTATTGATCATTGACGGCAACGGTATCTCAAGCATGAGAACATGAGGGGAATGACCCGTATACCCCAGACACGCTTTTGATTTGGGTGTTATCGGTCTGTAGCGAACATGATCAGGTAAAGTAAAATCTATAACGGTATTAACACGCCCTGTTTTAATTTCTTGCATTATATCTCCTTGTATATACAATATCCGGCATACATTCACTACGAGGGCCATTGGAGGCAGTACCGATGGTCTTCTTTAATTTCTATACCTATCGTAATTTATATCATCTCTAAAGAATCTTGGTAGATTATTCTTATCGCTATACATATATTCAGCCTTTTTGCGATCAAACTCTTCAGCACTCATAGCGCGTTTTGTTTTATGAATTGCCTGACAAAGATACCTAAAGGCATCAGCATAGTGATTGGCCCAGGATTTGACTGGCTTGTTGGTATATATACTTCTTTTCTCGTCCCATTCTTTACGGTAATTCTCTAAAGCATTGAGCAGCGACTTACAACGCTCTCCATCAATCCAGAATTTACCGAAATGGGTCCAGACATTCTCTATGCCATCTATGACAGGAATTTGTTCTAATAAAGTAAAATCTATTCCTATTTGTTTAGCCTTTTCATATCGTGTTATGGCGCCACCGCCCCACTCTCTAACTTTAATATCGTGAGGAGCATAGTGTTTACCGTAACGATAGGGCTTGTCTTGAATAATCTTAGCGTAATGATCAAGGCCAAGGTTATTATTCGAATAGCAATCTATCACGCGAATTACTGTTCCATCACCAACAACCTGAAAGAAGATGATGGTTGTGGCATCATTGACTCCTATATCCCAGGCTGTATATACAAGAAGTCCCGGTTCCCAAGAAACGGATGATATTTGCCCCTTCAAACGAAGAGAATCGAGATACGTACCGTAATACGATCCTGATATACCCCGATCAAAGGAGCATTCATACTCTTGTAGATAAAGACCTTCATCCATCTGAGCTCGTTCTTGGGCAAGAATCTCATCAGGAATGTGTTGTATGATAGATGCCTGTTGATAAACAACCTTCCATTCAGGAAGCTCTTGAGCAATCTTCCAAAGTTGCCACATATGGTTCTTGCCACGGGGGGTACCAACAATGAGGCACCACCCGTTATTTGCGGCAAGTATGGGGCGAATAAAAGAGAATATCTCTGGAGGCATGAGAGAGTATTCTGAAAGGATAATTGCATAGGGGTTGGTACCTACAAGGGAGGAATCGTAAGTATCACCACCTATGCATTGGAGAATTGATCCATTTTTGAATCTAATTTTCATTTCTGCTTGGTTTATGCTTTCTACGAGCATTTTAGGTACAAAGTCGAGGAACTTGGTTCCATCTATGGCTATAGCATCCCATATAGCCCTACGCGCCTGACCATAATTAGGCAGAACATAGAACACCAAGCACACCCTCTTGATGCATTGACGTATAGCCATGTTCCACCCAAGAATGTCCTTTCCTGCGCGGCGGGGAGCAACGTATAGTACTCTTCTGTATGCCCCTGACTCAATAGCATCAAATACTTCCTCTTGATACCAACGCAGGCAGAATTTATTAAGAGCTACTTGAACTTCTACGTTCATTATTAATCTTCGCAAATAAAATGAGATATTTTTGATTTATTCAAAAATGTCCTTTTTTTTGTTACATGTTTGTCGCTTTGACCAAATGAAACAAACCTGCTTTTAGTATCACAGAAAGCTAATATAAGCTCATTATAATCATCATCCGATTCGATGCTGAATGATTTTCCGTTTGTCATTACTATTTCAACTTTCATTTCACCCTTACTGTTTTAGTTTCTTTTCGCTGGGCATGATAAATTATCTCAAGATTTTCAAACATGGTGTCAGCATAAGCAACCTGGTACTTGATTCTTCCTCTATAGTCTTTATCGCAAGTAAAGTTCTTGCCACTCTTTTTTATGTGGGTAACGCAACGGCGCTCACCATTGCCAATATCGTGAATGTAGGAAATATAATCCTTGGTCTCTATTCGAGAGAATCGAAGAGGTTGGGCAATTGAAGCAGCACGATTGTCCGTACCAAAAAAAAGGGCTGAAAGAAAAAGGATAATATAACATATCACATTTATTCCTTAGGTGATTCTGGATTAGGAGATTTTATTTCCTTACGAGGCTCTTTGATACCATGATACATTGATTCTAATTTCTCAAAGAGATTACGAGCAAGAGATATTGATTTTAGTGGTTTCCCTGAAGAATCTTTGACGCATCCAGAGACCTTTCGTGTCCACTTTGAGAATTTTACGTAAGCTTTAGCACCATTTGCCCCAATGCCTACATCTTGTGAATACATAATGTAATCTTTAGTTTCTAATCGAGAGAAGCTAACCGCTTGGGGAGCTGAAGAAGAGCCATTAATTTCTCCAAGGAAAACAGATGTTGATAGAACGATGAGTCGCCATATCATTGTGCCTCTTTTCGCTCAAAATGATTACCGTCCTTGCGTTTAAAGTTGCCGCCCCAGCGATTGGAGACATTCAAGCTTTCCCAAAAGAGACCGAACTGCTCATAGTCTTTGGTGTCAGATAGGTATTTACCTTCGGGGGAGAATATCTCTATATCAATAGCAAGCTTTTTACAATGCAGACTGTTGACGATTCCTTTACCGCAGGATGCATAAGATCTGGCTTGTTCGGGAGTTCGAAGCACTTCACCAAGAGTACAATAATACTTTTGTGCAAAGATATGCTTGATGAGTTCTGCTACATCCTTGGAGAATTCAGATTGTTGCTTCCACAATTCCATTATTTCTCCTTATCTTCATACCGTATTATCCACTCATCACCCATCTCGTCATTGAGGCATCGTGCTGCGGCTTTCATGATAGTCTTTTTAGATCTATTACCTTTCTTAGACTCTAAAGCGAGATAGTGATGCAATCTCTCGGTAAGCATTATATTGAGCTCTTCAGGAGTAAGATCATCGTAGCCTATCTCTTTTTCTATCATATAGCCCCCTTTTTATGGGTTACTCTTCTGACTCAAGATACTTTTTTATTCTACGAATAGTATCGTCATTTTTGTAAGGCTTTTTCTTTTTTTCTTCTTTTTGCTTATCTAAATGCATATTGATTAATTTACGCATACCAATTGTTTGAGGAGACTCTTTTTTTGTCGCAATCTTTTCTCGATTTTTTTCATGACATTTACACGAAAGCTTCTCAAGGACTTTGATTTTTTCTTCAAGGGCCATAATTGAGGCATCGGCTTCGCACTTAGTCCTGAGATTCTGTACGTTCAACTCCTGTATCACTTTCTCGTTGCTCTCGTTTCTCTGTCTTATCTTGTGGCATTGTCTGTTCCAATGGAGTGGTAGATTGAATTTCATCTATTTCCCTCTTTAAGTCTTGAGCGCTCTTTACAGGAGGCTTACCGGTATAAATATTAAACGTTGTAGGAACTTGTTCTTCGTTACGCTTTAAGTCAGCATTGTACTTGTTAATTTCTATCCATTCAGGATCATGTTTATGCATATCTTTATAAGCATAAGCACCGTCAAGCTTGCGGGTCATAGAACCAATCCGACGGTTACAACCAAGGTTGAGCTTCATTTGCTCAAGAGCCCATCCTACTTTAGGATATTTCTGCGCCCACTCATAAAGAGAAGCCCTCGGTATTTGGTATTGCATACAAAATTGGACGATATCAAGCGAATCGGGACTCCTTCCCCAATTGAGCATAGTCTTGATCAGTCTCTCGCGCCATTCATCTCTGCTAGGATTATTTAGAAGGGATTCGTCTCCCATCATTTCCATGACTGTCCGGTTTTTAGACAACTCGCCATCGTCTTTGATAGGTTTAGAGGTTTTACTAATCGCCTTTTTCATACGCTTCCACCTCAGTTATCGTGAATTCTGTCCTTGGTTCCGCAGAATAAATTTTCTTTGCAGATAGAGAACAAATTATTCGATCATCGCTAATAACTACGTCTTTCATCGAGTCAAGAAGAAATTTACATAAATTATCGAGATCTGGGAATGATGCGTGATAATATGCTTTTCTTTTGGAATAGGGTTGAGCCATAAAGAAGGTGATATCCATACTTATTGGCTTGGAAAATACCGGTTCGTTGCCATGCTGCTTTTGTACATAAAGGCCAAAGCACATCTTTTGTTTCACTTGATTATCAAAGAACTTTCCCCCTTTGAGTTTGGCTCTTTGCCAAGAAATGGGGCTAATATCGATCCTATAGGTCTTGCTTCTTGCCATGCAGGCTCCTTACTCTGCGTAGGTTCTACTGTGTCTCTTTCTATGTCTACCATTTTTGGAGTTTCTGGTCGATATCTCTCTCGCAGCTTTATTCCCGATGCTTCAAGTACCGGTTTAATTTGATCGAGCTCTCCCTGCCTAAAAAATGGATGATCCTCATGGGCCCATTTTCTGTATTGGGCATTCATTTCTTTGCCTTTGTCGGTCTCTAAAAAATCAAGCCAGTCATTCCACTCTTTTATGAGATTTAAAATATCATAATCGTGTTTGCGAATAGATCCGACCATAGGAGAATGATTTCTAACTTCCTGGCGCGGTAATGCGGGTGGAGGACTTTTCGTTGGTTGTTGGCCATATTTGATGGCATAATCACGAGTCTTGGGTTGTGGCATTGCCTTTACTTGCTCTGGTATC